GGCTTTTGGGGGGTGGCCATTGGCAAAGCCTAAGCCTTAACAAAAGCACACCGCTTAAAACACTGCTACATACCGACAGCAATATAGTTGATATTCGTACCAAGGTACGTTGGCCAAGTCACAGAAATATTAGTTCTGGTAATCCATGATGTGTTATCAAAAGTTGCGCTGCTCCATGACTCTTGAGCCGTAGTAATACAGTAAAATTTTTGGAATGGTAGCGAAAAATTTAACGTTGCTGCAGTACTTCTTCCCCACTGCAGAATTAACCCGTTGCTAAATTTAACATAGCCGTTCTGCTCCAGCAGGGCGGCGACGATGTACGCACCGTCATCTTTTAATAATGCTAAATCGTTATCAGCTATGATGTCTTTAAATTGGTTGTATAGTGTTTCTGAAGGAAAGACGTGTATCTTTCCCAGATTTGTTGTTGACTGAGCCATTTTTTACCTCCTAAATTGTAACATCGATGGCATGCGCATTGATTTCGTCCGACCACTCGATTGTCGCGCCAGCAGCTACGTTACGGCCGTATATCGTGTAGGTTTCGCCCGGCGTGACACCGACGTATTTTTCAAATGAGTGACCGTAGATCGACAGATACGCTATCTCAACGTCGCCATGCTGTATCGCCTCACCGTTTGTACCGACGTAACCTGCCTTTATTTTTGTGCTGGAACGGTATTTCGAGCCGGTCATCTTAACAACGGTTACGGCCGGCGGAACGACCAACGTATACGGCTTTTTGGCGTAACTGCTGGTGCTGGCAAACGCCCACTCGCTTACGGTTACGCTGCCAGCGGTGACGTGCTGCTCAAACGCCACATCGTATACGGCCGCGGCGGTATACGTCACCTCCACATCAGCAATGTAGGTGACATTGTAGACAATATGGAGCTTTGCGGTCAGCCCCATGTCGCCGGTCAGGATAACCTGCCCGGTCGGCCCGATGGCCATGTCCGTGCCATTAATATTAATGGTCTGACCTTTTAATGGGGTGCCGTCCGGGAGCGTAATTATCAGCTTTATGCTGACGGCGCGGTATATCTGAGCGGTGTACAATTTTGCTGTTCTGGCTGCCTTGTATGCAGCACCCTTGACCATTATCTTATATCGCATATCCGCCACCTCACGAGTACATCACGAGTTTGGTTTTGGCGCTGTCCAGGTCAACCTCTTTCCAGGTTCCGTCAGCGCACAGATATCTGATGTTGCTACCTGCGGCAGGAGCCGGGACAAGGCCACCGGTGCCGTTGACTGTAGTCGTCGCCCCCTTAACGGTAGTGATGACCGCCCATGTGCCATCGCTGCGCAGATAACGCGTGTTGCTACCTGCAGTAGGTGCAGGGACAAGGCCACCGGTGCCAGCTTTGGAGCTTGTCGCCCCGGTAAGGTCAGGTACAACAGCCCATGTGCCGTCCGCCTGCAGAAAGCGGTTTTTTGTCTCGCCGCGCCCCGGTGCAGGTACAAGGCCGTGCACGCCGTCGCGTGATATGGTCGCGCCGGTCATATCCTTTAAATCCGCGACTGCATTGGTGACGTAGGTGTTTACATAGGTTATGGTGGCCATGGCCGATGTATTAACCAGCGCGGTAACGTTAGCCGCGTTGGCGAAAGTCAACGCTACGCCGATTTCCTGGCTGATTACTGCCGATGTCCCCTGTGCCGGGATAAAGTCCGGCTCAGAGTCACTTGCCACGGCGTACAGGATCTCACCATCGTCCGGATCAGTAGCATACACGCCGAACTCGCGCAGATAATAGCCCGTGGCGACATTGCTGTTGTCGGTCACGGCCGTGATTACACATGCATGGCTGTCCTCTGCGTATGACACGCTTGCGATGGGCAGTGTCTGTACCGGAGTGATAAGCTCGGTGAGGTCCTCCAGGCTCTGCCCGCTGCTGAGCGTGCCGCTGCCCAGCCTACACTTTGTCAGCTGCATCTTACTTCCGGCATCGACCTTGGCCTGCAGCTTTAGCCCCTGCTTGGTCAATACCGGTTTGCCCCAATTTGACATTGGTTGTACCTCCGTTTACTCAATCTCGACATCGCCACCGATATACACGGTGACACCGTCGGATAAATTGCTTGTCTCATAGTATGGTATCTCTTTGACGCGGATATCATCTCTGAGGCGTTTGTCTTTTGTTGCGAGATAGCTATCCTTAAACGGCTTAGACACGGCCTCATAGGAGCCTGTATACTCATCCTCCGGCGCGTATTCGGTGACCTTTTTTATCCCGCAGCCGATAACGCCGCGCAGCTCCCTGGTACTCTCCAGGCGGCCGACAAGCCCTGCCCTTTGGATAACGTGGCCTTTTAACTCGCCGCAGCGCATATCAGGTCACCCCTTTGGCCAGGATAAAATCGGAGGGCGGGATTACCGTGTAGACGTTTTTGTCCGACAAGGTAACCTGCACGTCATAACAATATTTGCCGCAAGGCAGCTCTGCTGTATCGGCCGGCTTAAAATCAAACTGCTGACCCTCAACGATAACCATCTGCAGCACGGCAGCCTCACTGTCTATGTCCTGCTTTATGGTCAGCACCGCCCTGTCAGCCTCAGACAGCGGGACAACCTTGTTCTGAGCATCGTACAATTTGAGCTTAAGCGTCGCGCTATCGCCCTTTGTCAGGGTTATCCTGTTTTTGTGTGGCCCGTCATACTCAATGCATAGCATATCCGCTCACCTCCCTCTTACATCCGGAAAAATATTTTTTTATGCTGGCAGACAGCGCCGGCAACACAAACCGTACCTTTTGGGCGGTAGCAAAACACCAGGCTGTCCAGCCAGCTCCTGGTATTCTTGGCGCTGTTAACCGCCTTGACCATCTCTGCCATCGCAGTCTCGTCCGGGATTGATTCCTGCACCATACGGACACGGAAATGGTATGGCTCGCCGCTATACTCGTACCACTCAACCACCTCGGCTGTATCAAAGGCGGCTGAGCAGACTTCTTCGACCGCCGCCGGCGTGCCCTTATAGCGGTGACGCGCAATGGCCTTACGCACAAGCTCACGTTTTTTTGTGATATCGGCAGCCACGTCATAAAAATCTACGTGATACTGCCACGCAAGCTCATCGACGATTTCTTCCGGCAGCTTTTTAAGGCGCGGCAGGATTAGGACAAGCTCAGCCTGCTCACCCAGTTGCGCCAGCCTGCCGGAGATGGCCTGCACGATCTCCTTGACCGTCGCATCGCCGCTGATGGAGCTTGGTAGGATGCGTTGCAGCGCGTTGTCCTTAAGCTCAAGCATCCTCTATCCCTCCCAGCGTAACAGCCTTTGTGCTGCAGATGGCCACCTGTGTATCAGTAGTCGCCGTAAACGCCGGAGCTGTCACGGCCACGCGTTTTGCACCTGCAGCCATCACCCTCACGATAAGCTCAGACGGATTGATGTCGCGCCCCAGCTTTGACTTTTGCCACAGGACGTAATCGTCAACGGCCGCATTGACAGCGTTTTGGATGGCGGTAGCCTGCGCCTTGTTGTCGCTGGCGATGTAGTAGGTCAGGCTGATCGTATAGTCAACCTTTTCGGGCGCCAGCACGCTGATGTTATCAGTCAGCGGCCGCACCTTTTTATCGTCCAGGGTAGCCTTGACCTGCTGCAGCATCTCATCACCAGGCAGTTCCCCGCCAGCCAGCAGCGGCCTTACCTCCACCTTGCCTGCTTCAGGCGACCAAACAGTGACGTCAGCAATCTTTGTTGACGCCCTTTTGGCATGGTAGATATAAGCGCCCTCGGGACCGGCCGTGCTAAAGTTTTCCGGCGCAAGACGGATATCCTCGCGGTAGCTGTCATCAGCTTGGACCTCAGCGCCGCCCTCAGACGTGGTGATGTTGGCCACGCTATCCACATACGGCACCGGGTCAACCAACGTCTTGAGCTGGCCAGCTACATAGCCGTTACCCAGCTCGCCTTTTGTCAGGCAGGTTGCGCTGCCGTCAGCACTGGTTGCACCCGCATCAATAACCAGTGGGGCATCAAGAGCAAAAAACACGTTATCGCCTGCCGTAAAACGCGTACCGGCAGGGATGATTGTTGCTGTCTGCAGCTTAGCAGACAACCTGATGCGCATGGTAGTCACAGCAGCTTTTGCCGGGATGCGCTCAACGCCTACCAGAGCGCCCAGATGGTCCAGGTTATCACCGGTAGCGTATCTGAGCAGGTTCTGCTTGCCGGTCTCGTTGATTTTGTTGAGCAGCAGCACGATGAGCGCCGCAATCGTCAGCAGAAACAGCCTTACCGGGTCGCCTTTGGCCAGCGTCCTGCCGGTAATGGCCTCGTATCTGCCAATTACATAGCTCTCAACCTCAACGGCATCAGCATCAACAAACACGATATCAGCCAGGTTATCTAATTTACTCGTTGTCATCTTTTATTCTCACCTGCACTTTCGGGGCCAGCACGCCATCGTCCGTGCCGGTAAAACTGATTGATGTTATCTCCACACGCGGCTCATATTTTTTGATGGCAGTAATCATCTCAGACTGCAGTTTTGCCTGCGCTACATTGATTGGCAGGTCAAGCATATCGGCGTTAATGCCAAAATCGCGGTCAAGCGGCACGCTGTATTTAGTCGTTGTGATGATCGTGCGGATGTTCTGCAGGATTTCGGCCGCCTCTGATGCTGGGGCAAAATCAATGCCCTGCACCGGCATGGCCAAAACATCATATGTCATAGCAGGCCACCTCCCGCATACTCTTTGAGGGTTACGTTGACTTTGACGCTTAATATGCTCCCGGCCTTGCCCCAAAAACTCACTGACTCGTCAATGCTCTCAAGCACCCACATATTATTGGTCACCATGTTACCGCCGATGACCAGCGGAAAAACCTTGCCATTATCACGCAGCCTGCTCAGCTTTTTAAGCTCGCGGGCAGGACTGACGCCTTGATCAGCACGCAGCTGCATGGTAAAGCTGATTTTTTCCACGTCAGGCCCCAAATATTCCAGCACCGGTTTATCGCCGATGATGTCATGCTGAGCCCAACGCCCTGCACTGCCACGACCATAATCATCGAATGTACGGATAAAGCGGCTGGATACTATAAATGGAATGTCAGCCATGAAACCTACAAGCATAATATCAACCTCCAATCATTACATTACTGCTCCCCGCCGCCACACTACCACCACAGCTTACGCTGTCCCCTATTCTGCCAGCAGCCTTGCCATTGATATAAACACTGGCGCTTCCGCTGGCAATTACACCGCTATGCGTCGGATGCGCTACACACCCATGAGGCGCATAACTGTCGCCCACACGGCCAGCTCCTTTGCCGTTGATGATAACATCAGTACTTGCTGTAACAAGCGCTGTAGGTGCGCAGGCATCGTGGCCAGTGTCATTATCGCCTAAGCGTGTTGCTTTTGGCATGGTAATCACCTCCTTCAGTTCAGCAAAATGTTAGCACCTTTAATAATTACATTCCCCGTGGCATTAATCTCGATGTTTCCGCTTTCGTACCTGATAAAGCTCCCATCGGCAAACGTAATACTGCGCACATCAGCATTATTTTCCACCGGAGCATCCTGCGTGCTGTAAAAAGCTCCTATAACAAAGCCTTTGCTGATGCCACTGCCACTTGCATTCGGTTGGAAGATACACAGCACCTGGGTACCAACCTCAGGCAGCCAATAGGCTTTCGTCTGCTTGCTGCCTATAGTTATAATCGGTAGTTCAGCGCTCACCATATTGTCCTTATCCTCAAACGCCACGCGAGCGCTGCACGATTCGCCATTGACCGCCGATACTGTACCAATGCGAATCAAGTTTTTTATCTGGTTAATATCCATCTAAACATCTCCTCACATCAATACTCGTTGTGTAGCCACTGCTAATATCATGCTGTGCCTTAGTAATAATATACTTGCCATCGAAAGCACCAAAACCGCTAAGCTGAATATTCACAGCAGCTGCCAGCTCCGGATTACCTAAAAAGCTGAAGCTACCGGTAACCTCATCGCTGTTCTTTTCCCGAAGCTTCTTCTTTGCAAGACGCTCTGCATCCGCAATACTGGCGACCTGCTCATTGACTTCCAGCGTTTTGCCTATCTTTTTATCAGGAGCAGCAAATGTCGCCTCAATTTTTTGCTTAGTGCTGCTGTCCTGGTACTTAACGTGGCAGGACTTATACACATCGCGCACCTTGCTGCGCAGGCTGTAGCTCTTCAGCATATCCAACACCTTGAGGCTGCCGGCAGAAAAACTGCCTTTTGGCTTCGGCACCAGCGCCACAGCCTCAGCCGCTTCATAATCTGCTTCGTCAAAAATTACCACTTGCTTATCGCAGATTTTGAGAGCCAGGCCATGGTCAGCACACAGCTTATATAAAAAGGACAGGTCAGACTGTTCCGTCTGCTCTGCCCTATCTATAACAGGATTATACTCTTTAACATCGTAATACAGCGTAAAGCCTGCCTCCGTTGCAATATCATTAGCAATGCGTTTCAGCTCAGCCTTCTCCCAGCTGCGTGTACGCTCTGCGCCGCGAAGGTTGTTATTATCCGGCACACTCACCGCCTTGATTTGCACCTCGCTAGGCATTCCGCTGCTTGTGATTTCATCAATCTCAAACAAACCAAAACGTACAACCTGCTCACCGATGCTCTGCCAGTTAATCAGCTTTACGCTAACGTCCAGTGTTGCACCCTTTTCCGGCATCCATGCTGATTGCCATAGCCCAGCTTTATCCTCCAGTGTAAGCTGCAGATCATCTGCTTCACCAGACATGTTATCAGTGTAGCTTACATTCTTCAGATATTGCTGCAGGTCTGCGCTAATATCCTTGTCATTGTATTTAATGATTACCAGGCATCGCCTTGCATTCATCTTAAACATTTTAACGTCTCCATGGTGGCAGCATCGATGTTACCGGTGCAGTATACTCCGGCACTTCCAACACAATTCCTGCCGGAAAAACAACAATGTCAGCGTATTGCTGATTTGCTTCCAGCAGGACGTTTAGCGATGCTTCGCCATTATACAAGCGCTTGGCAATCAAGTCCCACATGTCGCCCTGAGTAGTTGTGTAAGTCTTACGCATAGCTTACCCTCCTCTGTTGGTTCTGCAAGTCCTGCAGCATCTTCTTAAACTTTGCCATCTTCAACTCCAACACCTCGCGGATTTTACCTTCGTCGCCACCGCCTTGAATTGTAATGTTTGGTGCAAACGTAGCAGTAATATTGGCACCACCGCCCAACGGATTGCCCATAATGCGGTTTGTTTCCGCCAGCAGGCCGATGTTCCGCGCATTAGGAGTATGTGGGATAGCGGACTCGCCACTGTTCTCAGCAAAGGTTGTCAGAAAGGCGCCCTTGCCATAGATGCCGCCGGAAGCGTTGTGTGCAACGTCACTACCACTGCTTCCTTGTGCAGTTATATTGACCTTGCCGAAGATTGGCTTAGAGATAAAATCGCTGATGGCCTGCCATTTTTCCTGTACCCAAGAGAATGCATCAGAAAACTTGTCTTTTATACCATTAACAAACTGCTGTATTGCTAAAGAAGGATTGTCCCACAATGTTATAAACCACTGCTTGACGATGTCCCAGTTGGCAATAAGCGCAGTTCCAGCAGCAATCGCCCAGCCGATTGGACCTGTAATAAACATAATCGTTCTAGCTGTCGGACTGTCCCAAAGGTTGACAAAAAACTGTTTTATTTTATCCCAATCTTTGTAAATAATATATCCTGCCGCTGCAAAAGCTCCAGCTATTACTAGAATTGGACAACCCCATAGAGATGCATTCAAAAGCCATTGAGCACCAGCAGCCAACTTGGTAGAAAACGCCATAGCTTTTTCATGTATATTATAAAGA